ACGCTGTTATTGCTTTTGTGGCAAAGCCTGCAAGAGCGGCACCGCCAGCGATAGCAAGAGTTCCAGCGTTGGCTTTGACGGCGTCTAAAGCGACTTTGGAACCAGCCTTAAACTTGCCCATTCCACCCTCGGCATTGCTAACAGCACTTTTGAAATCGTTAAACGCTGCTTTAGCGTTTTTAATGCCAGTATCTTCAAGGCTGGTAATGATCGGAATGTTGATTGCCATTAGCGGATTCTCGCCATCTCTTGGTTTGCGTCCCGAACTACTCGCTGGATCGTGTCGTTCATTTCTCGTTCAATCATAGACAAAGAGTCGGCGGCCTTAGCCCACATAAAGCGTGAAGGGTTACCCGGTAGCGCGCTAGCAAAGTTTGGTCGCTGATATTTAGCCTCACGCTTAGAGACTCTGCCTCCGCCCTTTCCAGCCATGTCTACAATCGCCACAGGCGCGCCCTTGGTTGTAATTCGGACAATGTTGACAGGCACACTCATACGGGGCTCGTTGAGGTTTCTACGGGGCTTGCGCATGTCAATCTTGATAAGTGAATTCTTGCGATTGGGCCACCCGGTGCGACCGTTGTGAGCCATACCAGATAGCGGAGGGGACGTCGGAATTGACTGGTTGATCTCAGACAACAACGGCTTCAAAATGTTGCGGATGTCTTTATTCAATTCCTTCTTGAGTGAAGGGTTGATTTTGCCGAGTTCGCGCAATGTCTCGGCCACACCTTTCACCTGAATTGTCATCGTTTGTGTTTCGCTTTCTCGTTTTCCTCAACCAGTAAGCGAACCATCTCATCCACAACCGACGCTGGACACTCCATCAAATCCAACGGACTGATGCCTGTCCTAAGTGCCAGTTGCGCTATCAGGTTGACTGCGCGTCCTGCTTGGGTTTCTCTTTTGGGACGAAAGTGATGTCCCCTACCAAATTGAGCCACTTGGGGAACACTTCAACGGTCACGCCATTTGAGCGGACCGCGTCCCATGCCAACCAAGCCAAAGCCTTGAACTTCATGTTTTCTAGAAACTGCCCGACGGATAACTGTGGGTGATGATCTTCCCACCTGCACGCGACACCGTAAGTGATCGGTGCCTCGTGTGTTTCTCCGTCGAGCATTTCTACTCGTAACGTCATACCAATCATGTCGGGGTCCTTTGTTTGTGTTGGTTAGATCAGGCGGTTGCGCGTACCCATGTGCCACCAGTGCCCGTGAGGGTCATGGTATCGAGGGAGCCCACAGTACTTGAAATCGGCATATATGAGGAGATCATCATATTCGAGATAGTCCATTGGGGGTTTCCGGGTGCGGCCGCGCCACTGTCAGGTGTAACGACCACGGTGGTGTCGCCGTCGCCGATGAGGTCCTGCAAGTAAAACTCCACTGAAGTTGCGCCGTATTCGAGCAAGACAGTTGCTGATAACGACACCGTTTGGAGCCCAGCAACGTACTTGTGCCCGGTAGCCCCCATCGTCGTACTCTCTAGCGAATCAAAACCCACCTCAAGGGTCACTGATGAGCAGTTAACTGAAATGTTGTGTGTTGCGATGGTCAGTTGTGCTGAGCCTTGGTAAACGATTGCCATGATGTTTTTCCTTTTCTAGTTAGCGTGTCGCTGTGAGTTTGATGGTGAGGTCGTAACAGGGGAGGTCTTGCGACCCGATTGTTGCGATGGATGGTTGTCCCGAGATGACTGCAATGTCCGACCCGAGAATTTGGTCGGCGACGCCGAGTATGTAATCGGTGGAATCTTGGTTGCCGGGTGGCGCACCAAGGATTCGAATGGTGATTGTGACGTCACTGACTTTGGATGTTGGGTTTGCACCGAACGATTCAAACGACGGCAACTCAATGAACACTGTGAGCGGTCGTGCGTTGCGCGGATCGGTGACAGGTTTGAGGCCGAGCGCGGTGAGTGATGCGGCGACCGTGTTGATCGCATCTGTGAAAATGCCTGCCACATCAAGCCACCTGACTGCGTTTGACGCCAAGCAACTGGTTAACGCGACCGAGAGTCATTAGCGGTGGTCCGCTCATGTCTTGGAATGATGCGTAACTGTCTCCAGTTGTCCCACGTTCCCTGTAACAACCAGCAGCATACAAAGTCGTACCGAGTAGTACGGCCCCGTCTGGTGGAGTTGTCAAATTATCGTGATATCCAGCGGAGACCCTGCGGCGAAAACACCATGAGTTAGCGGCCGCAACGCAAGTAGTGAGAAACGCTGTGTCGTTTGCAGTTGCCGACGCAATGCCCAGAAACTCTTGCACGTTCGCGACAGTTGTCCAAGTGCATGACTGCGTCCAAGTGATCGTCCCGGTAGCAGTGTCACGGTTGACATTGTCGCCCGCGTTGATGACGAGCAACTGGTTGACGATTGTGGCGTCATAGTCATATTCGTAATCGCCTTGGATACCGACGCCGACAAAATAGAAAGTCGGTATCGCCTGCACAATAAATGTGCCGTTAAAACCGTTTCCAACACTTGCGACAACGATCGTTTGACCGATCGTAATGTCAGTGTTCTCTAAGGTCTGGAACACGGCAATACCATCTACGCGTTGCGCGTGTGTGACGGTGAATGTTGCCATGTTCCAGTTCCTTTCGAGTCGTTACTTAATCAGGCTGCGTCAACCATTTGGACGAACATGTCGGCGTTCGCCATGAAGGTTGCGGCGTAGCCACGGTATGCAACGGTGCGTCCGAGTTGCGACGGAACTTCAACGCTGACTGCGCCCTTGTTCTGTTCGTAGAACTCGAATCCAGCGGCCGCGCCTGCGGCGTGTCCGATGATGAACGTACCGGGTGTGGTGAAGTTCTTGTCAACGACGAGTTGCAAACCGAGTGGGTTGCCGTTCCAAGTGGTCGCGGACGATACGCCTGCGGCGTTCATCGGTGCCAAGGTTGGGAACAACGGACGGCCAGTCGAATCACAAAGGCTGCCAAGTTGGGCCCACACGTCAGGGCTGACGAAAGCGTGGGTTGGCAAGTAGTTGCCAGCGGCACTGATCGTTGCGGCAGCGTTATAGATGCCAGTGATAGTTGCCTGTGAGTCAGTCGAATCCCATGACTCGGTCTGTGCGGTTCCGCTGGTGATTGCGGTGCAAGCGAGAAGGTCGGTTGCTTGACCGTATGCGATTGCCAACTGGCGCAACACAATGTCAACGCTGGAGGGATCGGCCCAGTCAATTGATTGTTCGGACAACAGGACGTATGTTCCGACGGTCTGCTTGTCAATGTTGTTGTTGACAACGGTGACAGTTGAAGGGTCAAGCGTGTCAAGTTCTCCACCCTGCACAGTTGCTACAGGTCGGACAGTCAGCACTGGGCGACGGAAAGTGGCTCCCATTGACGGCATCGAGCGTGCGCCGATTGCGGCGACCACTGGACGGATCGGATCAAGCGAATCGTACAGAGGCTGAACGATCGGGGTCGGAAGCACACCCAAAAGGCTGGGGTCAGCCGTTACATCGGGAGCGGCCGCCTGAAGGCGTGAGTTAAATTCTGCGAATTCGGCTCCGCCCTGAACGAACTTGCTGATGTATTCAGCGGCCGTGGGCATTTTGAATTCGCGCTTGGCGGTTGCATAGATGGGTTGAGTCGCAACAGCGGCTTCAACACTTGTGGGTTCTGACATTTCATCCTCCTCGGATGGTGTTGGTGGGGTTGTTTCTGTTGGGATTTCTTCGGTTTCGTCGGGTTCGTTTTCATCGTCTGCTTGCGCGGCGATGTCACGAATTTCGGCACCCGAGAATGCCGGGACTGCGACGAGCGATAACTCGACGAGATTTGCTTTGGTTACGACAGTCGCTTTCAAGTTCTTGTCGTAATGCGATTCAATGACATCGGCACCAACGCTCACGGCGTCGTATGCTCCAGCCTTCACAAGTTCCACGGCGTCCGCTGATGCACGAGTGCGAGCAAACGTGGCGGTGAAACCGAGGCCCTCTTCCATGTCGGCGAGAGCGTTAACGGTTCCGCGTAACTGTGTGAGGTCGTGACCTTCAATAAGTTTGGCGGCTTTCTGATTTACATCAAAAGCACCTCGCTGGAATGCCACACGCTGACCGCCTAAAACGGTCGCGGTGACTGGGGCCCACGGAACTGCAATTCCCGATATTGACGCGGGCGCGTCGCTTTCGGATTTTGCAAAGTCAAGCGTAGGCAGATCGGCGTTAAGTCGAATCATGCTGGCATCTCCTCGGATGTGCGTTCTGTTGCGGACGGTTCGTAGGGAACTTCCGCGAGTGAGTTTTCGGCGAGGTAGTCCTCAATGTCAAATTCAACGTACCGACCGCGAGGCAAGATTGAATTCATTGACAGTGTTTGTTCAATGCAGTCCAAATATTGTTTTGCACCAAACAGGTATAGGTCCTGTCGGGCTTGTTGCGCGTTCTGGTATGTGTAGCCCTGAACGCCAATGCCTAAAAGGTAAGCAGGAACACCAGTGGCCCGAGACAGTTCTAACGCTTGGAATTGACGCGACTCAACCAGTTGTAGTTTGTTCGGGTCACTGGAGAACTCTTTGAAAGTCACAACCGAGTTGAGTGCGCCAATGGCACCAACTTGTCGAGCGTTGCGCCATGCACCAGCAAGTTCGGACAGGTCCTCAGCCGACATCGGTTCCGATGCATCGGTCTGTTGGAGCCACCCGGCAGCGATCTCATTCACTGCGAAACGATCCGACGATTGCTGAAGTTTTAACGCGGTACTGATTGCGCGGTTGCCCGTATAGAGCAGACCTTGTGTCGGTGCCAAGAACTGCACCACATCATCAGCGTTTAACTGGATGCCGTTAAAAAAGATTTCGTTGGACGGTCCAAAACGCTGGGCGGTCTGCTGGTCACCCAAAGTGACCATTGCGGCAGGGAGCCATTGGAACGAAAGCGGACGGCCCGTTGCCTGCGACCGTGAAGTGACAAACCAGTATCCCGAACCCCACAAAATAAGGTCGGTTGCCAACTGGGAAAAAATGAAGTTTCGAGTCACGCGCGGATCGGGTTGATCCATCCACTGCTCATTTTCCAAATAGATTTCTTCGTACTCTTCACCAGTCCATTGCGTGGTGTAGTGCTTGAGTTCTAAGCAACCAACCATTGACGCAATCATCTGAATGGAACGCGCAACAGTGGGAACAGATAGGGCCAGTTCTTGTGACGCCCCGACGGAGTAACTGTAGAACTGGCCCACCTGTGCGGCAGAACCTGCTGCAGCCTGTACGGGAGCAGACGCAAACGCGGGGGTCGCATTAACTTTCTTGCTACCGAAAAGAGCCATCACTTGCGAGTCTCTCACACTTTTTGTTCTGTGTTAAGTACCCTCAGCCAAAAGCGAAAGCGGCACGCGACGACCGAACTGGACGGCCTGCTTCAGCTGCGGCCCAAACCATGCAACGCGCCAACTCAATCGGACCGGGTGATTTCTGACTAGACAACGGTGCGGCACCCTCAGACAGTTTGACCATGACCGCGCGCGTGACGTGTTCAGCCAAAGAGTTTTCGCCAGTGTGACGCAACTTGTCCTCAATAATCATTGACCGAACCATTGGTGTCGCCGTTTTCATTTCGCGATATCCAACGATCTGAGTGCGCCTAGCAAAATCGGGTGGCACGTTGGGATGGATGGTTGGGTTGACTCGAAGTTGCACGTCCCGATCCTGCATAACGCGATTGACTTCAGCCCACATTTGAGCCTGAGAATCAACCACAAATTCGGTAGTCACAATGACGCGCCCGTCATGCTGGACGGCCCTTACGCCACAATATCTCTGGTCGTCAAGGCTTGAATCCACGGCAAGAATTCCACCCGGTGGCATTGCAACTTGGGAAACGAGATCATGCCAAATATTGGGAATCCAAGACTGCGTTGAGCCTTGCCACATGTTCAAATGTTGTTGAATAAATTCGGAACTAGGGATCGTTTTGTACGCTTCCTCCAATGCTTCCCAAGACACGGTTGTCCCGAGCGCGGGGTTACTCCACGGCCAAAATTTGCGGTCCGAAACTGGCGTCCCACTTGGGGCGCTCCATTCAGCAAAAAACATCGGCGACTTTTCGCCTTTGTCAATTGAGTTAATCGCTCCCTCACGCATAGAAATCATCACCTCTGAACCAGTGTCGCCAGCCGTTGACCAGCAGGAAAATAGGGGGCTTTTTCGAGCGACTTGGCTCGGTTTCAATGCGCCCCACACGACTTGCGGACTGATCGCCCAAATTTCATCTATTAGCAAAAGGTCTACTGAGTAACCAACCTTGCCAGCGGTCGCAGCCGCTGAACGGATCGTCGTTCCGTCAGGGAACACCAACGACTGACGCTGATACGACTTCATTAACTTGGCACCAAACATCTCAACCATCGGTTCCGCAATATCCATAAACAAATCGGCGGCGCGCTGGTATTCGTTAGCGACCAACATGATGGTCTGAGGTTCTTTACGGATCGCGGCCATTTGGACGGCCCACCACGATGCCAAAATTCTGAGGGCCACACTTTTCCCCTGTTGACGCGCCGACGTTGTCAAAGCAGACCTATGTATCAAAGTCCCAGTTTCACGGTCCTCAGGGGTCGCATAGGCAAGTTGCCCGGCAAGAGTGACTTTCTGCCACGGCATCAAACTGACGCCATACACGCGTTGCGCAAAAGCCTCCACGGATGAGACATAGTCACCAGCCGCTTCATAAGGGGTGACCAATCTTGGCAAAGCCCTACCGACCTTGGGCAGATCCTCTTCAATCTCGCTGGTTCGGCTCGGTTTCCGTTTCGATATATCTTGAAAGTGGGGGCAACTTAGGAATTGAAGAACGGCGGTTTGGTGGCCCAAGAGCCTTAGGGGGTCCGGTCGCACCGGGTGGCTCATACCTTGTGGGTGAACGCGGCCCAGAGTTGTTTACACCGTCGTCATCA